ATAGATGTTCATTTGCTTGTTCAAAGAAGTATTTAAATTTGTTTCTTGTTTTTGTAAACTATAAATTTCATTCAAAGATTCTGGATATCCGAGACCTCTCATCCAGTTTTGAATTTGCATATAATTTTCTAGATTTTCATCAACAATAAATCTTAGATTAAAATCTTCAAAAACCATTTTATCACCAGGAATATCAATATCCTTCAAGTATGTTGGTTGTTGGGCAATTCCTAGACTTAATCCTGGGACATTTGCGGAATTGGAAAAGAATGATACTTTACGTGCCCTAGTTAATGTAAACTTAAACCCAACTGAGGATAAAAAGTTTCTATTTTGTATTTGATTACTAAAAGCGTTTCCGACTGCCATTGTTTTTTAACTATTTAGAATAAAAAAGGGACCCTTTCGGGTCCCTCTTGATAAATGTGACCAGAAATCACATGAGGTTCTTGATTTGAACTCTTCTGTAGTAACGGTTTGCGTTAACTTGAAGTCTGCCGAGACCTTGAGTGGTGCCTTCAGCAAATGGGTTAGCAACAAGACCATATCTGGTCTTAAAGCCAATCTTAGGCTGGAAGGTGTTCTCACCAACGGCACGAACCATTTGGAGAGGAACATATGGGCAGTAGAAGAGACCAGCATCATATGGGCTGGAACCCTTATAACCAACAACGTAGTACTGGTTAGCAGATACGTTTGCTGAATATGGGTCGATATATACGCGGAACTTACCGAGCAGAACACCAGCGAAGGTGTTACCAGTGTCATCAACGTTGAGGTTTGCATTCAGAGCAGGGGTGTAGTCGAGTACACCAGCCATGCTGAGAGCAGATGCAACGTCAGCAGAACACATGATAACGTTACCCTTACCTCTACGAGTTCTTTGTGCGATTGCGTTAGCATCACGCTCGATTTGGAAGAGTAGACCCTTGAACTTCTCAACAGACCAACGACCGTTGGAATCAACGTCAAGGTCAAATACACCAGCGGTAGCAGTATTTACAGCAGCACCTTGCTCAGCGACCTTGTAGATGGTTCTGATAACTTCTCTGTTGATCTCAGCGAGGATCTCAGTGGAGAGAATGTTAGCAAGTTCTGCTTCTGCGTTTAGACCGTGGATAGCCTTGAGGTCCTGAGCGAGTTCTAAGGAGTACTCAGCTTTGAGGGCTCTTGACTTTGCTTCAACGAGAACCTTCTCGATTGAGAATGCCATCTCATTGAACTGGTTGTCATTACCGTTACCGAGATTCTCAGAATCTCCAGTGAACATACCCTGACCAACGTTGTAACCAGAAGAACCAGTGGATGCACCAGTACCAACAGGATTGAGAAGACCTGGGTTTGAACCATACTGGGTAGTAGTACCCATACCTGCGGTTACATCGCTAGCCGCAGTAAGACCGATACCAGAGTTCTGACCAGAGAATGCAGTATCTGCTTCGTTGAATAGAGCTTCGGTGCCAGACTGATCGCTATAGCGTGAACGCATTGCGAAGATGAGTCCAGTAGGACCGCTCATTGGTTGAACACCAGCGAGGTCATATGCAACGAGGTTAGGCATTGCACGTCTGATTAGAGAAATCAGAACTGGGTCAAAACCTGCTACAGGACCACCTGCAGCTGCGGAACCTGAGAAACCACCAGATGCACCAGCAGCATTACCTGCATTGGTTGGGGTCTCCATAAGAACGCCGCTTGAGAAAGCTTGCTGTTCTCTTAAGAATTTTTCTTGGTTTTCGAGCAGGACAGCGGTTACAGCTCTTCTATGGGAATCTTTGATTGGATCAAGACCATCATAGTCGAGAAGTGGTGCCCACTTTTCCTGCAGATGCTCAGTTTGGAACATTTGCTTTTACCTTTTACTAAGTGTAATTGTGTTTTATTTGAATAATATTAAGTTCACTTTTTAGCAACAGCTGAAAGAGTTCTCAAGTAAGCGTGCATTGAATCTGAGTGATACTCAGTAGCAACGTCTACTCCTTCAGAAAGAGTTTCAGTTTTTGCTTGTGGAGCAGCTGTTTTTGAAGGGAAATATGATTCCTTCAAAGTCTCCAGTTTTTCACGATATTCTACGTCACTTTCAAACTCAACACTTTCGGCAAGTGAAGCGAGCTTCTCTTTCTGAGAAAGTGCTAGACCCTCAGAAACACTATCAAAGATTCCTTGTGCAACCGACTCGGAGAGACGCTTGTTTAGGGAAATGTTCTTCTCAATCTGCTCGTTGAGTTTTGTCTCCATTTCATCAAGTTTTTCTACCATGCTCTCTAACACATCATATTTATCTTCAGGGATTGATACATAATGCTCTTCAAAAAGTCCTCTCATTCCTTGGAGGACTGATTCGGTCATTTCGGTCTTAAGACCGTGCTCAATTGCTAATTCGTTTTCTGAAATCCATTCTTCAGAAACATACTCAAGGTAAGAATCAATTCTTTCCTCAAGAGATGCCTTAATAGCATCTACTTCTTCAATAAGTCTCTGCTCATACTGAACTTCTAGTTCTTCTTTGATTTCAGAAACTTTTGATCTAAGGGCAGATTCGAATACTACCTTTGCCTTTTCTTTAAACTCTTCGGAGAGTTCTTCTTCATCACCAGTGTTTAAAAGAGCATTGACATCTTCTTCAATATCAAACTCTTCTTTCTTCATTTTTTTGTCTTCTTCCTCACCCTCTTCATCTTCATCTTCTTCATCCTCTTCATCCTCTTCTTCTTTAGAAGCTTCGGAAACTACTTCTTCTTCAACGTCTTCTTCAACTTCATCAAGATCTTCGTCCTCTTCAATTTCTTCTTCGATGAGGTCTTCATCTTCTAGATCTTCATCTTCTTTTACTGCTTCACTCTTTTTGAGACCCTTCATTGGATCAGCAGCTTTAGCACCTTTATTTACAACATTCTTTACTTGCTGTAAAGTTTTTCCTGGGGTCTTTAATTCTGCAGAACTATCATCGGAACGATAGTTTTCTGGAGTAGGACCACCAAGATCTTCCCAGCTACCAGTCTGACCAGCAACTGCACCAGGTGCTAGCTTTTGCATTGGATCCCCTGCCTTTGCACCTGCATTGACAGCGGTTCTGGATTGCTTAGTGCCTGCTTCCATTTCTTGTAAATTTTTACCACGAGACATTTGAACTCTCCGATTAACCTTTATTAATTTAATCTATATTTATTTATTAAAATCTAAATTTAAGATATTATAATGAATTCAAAAATTCATTAAATAACTCAATTTTATTCTCTTCTAGTCTTCTTTGATCGACTAAATTATTAATTTTTCTTTTGGTATTTTCAGCGAGTTTTTCACGGAGAATGCCACCGTCCCAAATCCATTCTTTACCTTCCATAATGCCTTGAACAAAAGCATCAGGAGCAGAAGGATCAGCAACAATATCAGCCGCAGTTGCAAGCATGAAGTCTTCACCAACTTCTTTATATCCTTTATTGTTCTCTCTTAATGAACCAATACCACGGGATGAAACACCAAGAGTTACACCATCCTTAAGAAGAGATGCTGCAATTTTTCCCATTGGAGTTGATAAGATTTGTGCCTTACCTACAAAATTATTACCACTTTGCTTTAATTCAGTAATTTTATGAGAAACTCTATCGAGATTTACTGTAGGACCATCTGGATGACCAAGTTCTCCTAATGCCCTACCTTTTTTAACATAATTTTCATTATAACGATTTACTTCTCTTTCCATAATCGAAAAAGGATACATTCTACCATTACGATTAACTGTTTCGCTTTGGAGGAATACACCTTGGATATACATTTGTTTTTTACCACCAACATCTTCGGTGATAAGTTCTACCTTTTCGATTTCTTCTCTGATAAGTTTCATTTTTCTTAGTTAGTAAATCCTACTTTTGTTACTTTTATAGATGATGCTGAAGCCCAGATAATATCAGTGGGTAATTTTTGTATAAATTCAACAGCACCAGATGGTAAAGTAAATGAATAAGATGCACTCGCCCCAACAGATGCTGAAATTGCAATTGTAGTTGCTGCACCAGCTCCATTATATAATCTTACGCATGTTGCAGAAAGTATACTTGTTCCAGCACCAGAAGAAGTTGCTAAATCAGTTTCTATAGAAAGTGGTTTTGTTACTTGCATTATTATATAATAAAGACTTTATTAGTTATTTATAAAATACTCAATTACCTACTAATTTCTTCCCAGTCCATTGAAGCAAAAATCTGCTCACCATTAGTTGCAGCAGTAGCAAGAAGTGTGAGTTCAAAAGGTGTAGAAGTCAAACTATTTCTTTCTAACTGAAACTTGAATAGTGCTTCTTTTAGAATATCAATTGATGGAGAACCTTGATTTGATGAGTTTAAAAATCCACTCGCAAGTATTCTTCCACCAGCATAAGAAGTTCCAGTAAGATTATATTCAACACTACTATCCACACCAGCACTCACCCAACTTCCAGCTGTTGTAGTTCCAGATGCTCTTACCTGCCAATTATAATTAACTCCATTACCAATTCCCATAAGAGAAAGTGCAGTCATAATGATAATTGCATCCAAAGCAGTAGTTTTCAATCTCAAACTAACTATAGGATAAAAAGTCCCAGCAGTTGTAAGAGTTCTTGGTGCCGTGATTGGTGTTCCTATTGCCTGTTGTAATCCACGAAGTTCATAACCACCTTCGGAAATTACAGTAGAACAAACTTGTTTAAGTGTGCTTGCACTGGTTGTAATT